CAGCAGAGGTTAATTTCAAGTATACTATCTACAATATAGAAGATACTAAAGGTAATCGATTATGACTATTAGCTTGGAAAAAATCCAAGAGATGTGGGAGAAAGATTCTGTAATAGATATTGATAATATTCATACAGAATCATTAAATACTCCTCTTTTACATGCTAAATATCATGATTTATATAATACCATCACACTTTTAAAAACAAAAGCAGAACAGCAGAGAAAGAATATAAGACATCAAAGGTATGAATATTATTCTGGAAAATCTGACCCAGAAGTATATCAAGAAGATCCTTTTCCTAAAAAGGTAAGAGATAAAGATACGATGCAGAAGTATCTTGATGCTGATGAGAAACTATCTTCCGTATCAATCAAAGTAGATTACTATAATGTGATGCTCAAGTATCTTGAGGATATTTTAAAGATGATTCATAATAGGACATATCAAATCAGAAATTCTATTGAGTACATGAAATTCCAGTCTGGAATGGGTGGATAAATATTATTAGCATGATTGTGATATGTGACTGATATTAGAATCCATAAGAAGAATGAGGTTTACATTAAGTTAGAATGTGAACCTCATATTTTATATGAACTTCAGGAATACTTTACTTTTGAAGTTCCTAATGCAAAATTCATGCCTCAAAGAAGGAATAAGTATTGGGATGGAACAATAAGACTTCTTTCAGTTCATACTGGAGAAATATATGTTGGACTGTTAGATAAGGTAATTGACAAAATTAATTTACATGGATACACATACGAATTTGTAGAAAACAAATATTATGGTCTTCCTTTTGAAGTGAATGAGGGAATTTCACTTGAGGGAGTAAAGGATTATATGAAGAGCATTTGTGCTTTTCAACCCAGAGAATATCAGATCGAATGTGTGTTTGATGCTCTTAAGTATAACAGAAAATTAATGATCAGTCCAACTGCATCTGGAAAATCATTAATGATTTATTCAATTGTAAGATATTTTGCAGCAAAGGGAAAAAATACATTAATCATTGTTCCAACTACAAGTCTTGTAGAACAAATGGTTAAGGACTTTGCTGATTATGGATGGAACTCTGAAGAACATTGCCATAAGATTTATTCTGGTAGAGAACGAGAGAGTGATAAAGAAGTTGTTGTTACAACTTGGCAATCTATCTACAAGTTAGAAAGAAAGTTCTTTGAACGATTTGATGTTGTAATTGGTGATGAAGCGCACCTTTTCAAAAGTAAGTCTCTTATATCAATTATGACGAAGTTACATCATGCGAAGTATAGATATGGGTTCACAGGTACTTTAGACGGCACACAGACGCATAAATGGGTCTTAGAGGGAGTGTTTGGTCCATCATACAAAGTAACTAAAACTTATGAATTGATGGAGAAAGGATTTATCTCTAAACTTGATATCTATTGTTTACTTCTCAAGCATAATCCTCAAAGGTTTAATATCTTTGAGGATGAGGTTCAGTATCTAATCGGTCATGAGAATCGAAATAAATTCATTAAGAATCTAGCTCTTGATCTAAAGGGTAATACTTTGGTTCTATTTGCTAGAGTAGAAGCACATGGACAGATATTATATGACTTGATAAATAAAGATAATAAAGGAAAAAAGATTTTCTTTATTCATGGTGGTGTAGATGTTGAAGAACGAGAAAGAGTAAGAGAAATTGCTGAGAGAGAAAATAATGCAATAATAATTGCTTCTTATGGAACAATGAGTACTGGTGTTAATATTAAAAACCTTGCTAATGTCATTTTCTCATCTCCAAGTAAATCAAGAGTTAGAAATCTTCAGTCAATCGGAAGAGTTTTAAGAAAAGGAAAAAATAAAGAAAAAGCAGTTCTTTATGATATTGCTGATGATTGTACATATAACTCTTATAAAAATTACACCCTAAATCATTTCATTGAAAGAATTAAAATCTACAACGAAGAGAATTTTAATTATGAAATAGTACCAATTAATTTAAAGTAAGAATATGGAAGAAGAATTCTATGCAACGATAAAACTTAAAACAGGAGAAGAAATCTTTTCTAAAGTATCTGTAGCAGATGAAAATAGAATTAACTTATTAGTATTAGGTCCAGTAGTTATATCAGAACTTAAAAATAGAACTGGAAGAACTTCAGGATATAAAGTAGAACCTTGGTTAAAAACATTAGATCCAAATAATAATCTTATTGTGATTAAGATGGATGATGTAATGACTATTATTGAGAATGAAAATAAGAAAATGGTTGATATCTATAACTCATATCTAGAAGATTCTAAAGAACAATATACTAATAGTTCTTTTAGTGGATCTGAAAATTATTCAGAGATTACTAAAGAAATGGGATATGTATCTTCAGTAGAGGATGCTAAGGCAATGCTAGAGAAACTCTATAATACCAAAAGTAATTAAGCTATACCTGAACCTGAAACCCAACAAAGTTACTCTACTCATGATCCGGTAATCTGTCAAGCTTGTGGTATTCTTGTTATGATGTTACAATAAGAACAATAGAAATTTTAATATAAAGATGCCTGGTAGAAAAAGATCTATTCACTATGTGAACAACAAAGAATTTCTTGAAGCTCTCATAGAACATAGAGCAAGAGTTGATAATAGTTTCATAAAGTTACACTCAAGAGAACCAACTCAAGATGATAGAAAAGGTCAATGGGATGGTAAACCTCCAATACCAAATTATATTGGTGAGTGTTTTCTTAAGATTGCCAATCACTTATCATTCAAACCAAACTTTGTGAACTACATGTTCAAGGATGATATGATTTGTGATGGGATTGAGAATTGTGTTCAGTATATTCATAACTTCAATCCAGAGAAGTCTCAGAATCCTTTTGCTTATTTCACTCAGATTATTCATTATGCTTTCTTAAGAAGAATCCAGAAAGAAAAGAAGCAGATGGAAATCAAGAATAAGATTATCGAAAAGAGTGGTTACAGTGAAGTGTTTGTAGATGACAATACTCTTGACTCCTCAAATTATAGTGACTATAATTCCATCAAGGATTCCGTTCACAGCAAACTTAGAAATTAATGAAAGTTGCCATTATAACTGACACGCATTACGGTGCGCGGAAAGGTTCTAAACTTTTTCATGACTATTTTGAGAAGTTCTATAAGGATATCTTCTTTCCAACATTGGACAAAGAGGTAATCGAACATGTCATTCATATGGGTGATGTGTTTGATAGTCGAAAGGGTATTGAGTTTAAATCATTAGAATGGGCGAAACGAGTTGTATTTGATCGTTTGAGGGAACGGTGCATTACAACTCACATGATGGTTGGTAATCATGATGCCTATTACAAAAACACTAATGATGTAAATGCTGTACAACTTTTACTACAAGAATATGTTAATGTTCAAAAGTTTTCTAGGACAACAGAAGTTGAACTAGATGGACTTAAGATCCTTTATGTGCCATGGATATGTGAAGACAATCAGGAAGAGACGTTTGAGATTATAAAGAATACATCTTCTTCAGTTGTAATGGGTCATCTTGAATTGAGTGGATTTGCTACTTATCCTGGACATGTTATGGAAACTGGAATAAGTCCTGATATATTCACAAGATTTAAAAAAGTATTCAGTGGGCATTATCATACAAGATCTAATAATGGAACAATCTATTATTTGGGTAATCCTTATGAAATGTTCTGGAATGATCTTGAAGATACAAGAGGATTCTCAATCTTTGATACTGACACATTAGAAATCACCCCTATCAATAATCCCTATCGGTTGTTTTATAAAGTTATCTACGAGGATACTAAAAGGCAAATCTTTAACTACAAAGAGTATAAAGATAAGATAGTAAAGGTCGTTGTTCGACAAAAGAGTAATGACTTAGAGTTTGAGAAGTTTATTGATGGATTTTATAATGTTGGTGTTGGTGATTTAAAGGTTATTGAAAACTTTCAAATTAGTGAGCCGGAAGATTTAGATGTAGTTGAATCTGAAGATACTCTCTCAATTTTAAATAGATATATAGATCAGTCTGAGGTTTCTTTAGAAAAAGAAACAATCAAAAAGATTTTACAAGAAGTATATCAGGAATCATGTGAGATTGTTTAGATGTTTGTTTTAACAATAGAAGGTCAAGAAGAATCGGGTGCATATTCAGTAGTTGGAAAGTATGGTGAAAAAATCATCTATATTTTTCAAGAGGAGGATGATGCAACTCGATACGCTCTTTTATTGGAAGAAGACGGATATCCAGAAGTTGAAGTTGTTGAGATTGATGATGAATTGATGATAGGAGCTTGCGAACTTCATGGGCAATCGTATACAGTAATTACACCAAACGATATTGTGATACCACCAAAATTATAAGATGATTTTATTCAAGAACATATCATGGAAAAACTTTCTTTCTACCGGAAATCATAAGACAGAAGTTTCTTTTATTGATCATAATACTAATTTGATCATTGGTAATAATGGATCTGGTAAGAGCACTATTTTGGATGCTCTTACCTTTTCTTTGTTTGGAAAACCTTTCAGGAAGATAAACAAAGCACAACTTATTAACGTTGTAAATGAGAAAGATTGCTTGGTTGAAGTTGTCTTTGAAGTTAATAACGTTGAGTGGAAAGTTGAAAGGGGAATAAAACCAGCAGTATTTAAAGTATGGATGGATGGTAAAGTCTTAGATCAACATTCTTCATCTACTGATCAACAAAAGTGGTTTGAGCAGAATGTATTGAAGATGAACTATAAGGCATTCACTCAGATTGTGATTTTGGGTAGTAGCACTTTTGTTCCGTTTATGCAACTGTCTGCGAAAGATCGTAGAGATGTGATTGAGGATTTATTGGATATTCGTATTTTTTCTAATATGAATATTGTTCTCAAAGATAAGATTAAATCTGTTCGAGATGAAATGAAAGTTCTTGAACTTAAGAAAGAATCACTTCTTGATAAAGTTAAGATGCAAGAGAACTTTATCCAAGAACTTGAAAGTCGCGGAAAGGAGAACATAAGTCATAAAGAAAATAAAATTAGTACTCTTCTTACTGAAGAGAATGATTTGATGAATGATAATATTCGTCTGACTGAAGAAGTTGATGATTTTCAAAAAGTACTGCAATCTTATACTGGATCAACTGAAAAACTTCGAGAGTATGGAAACTTAAAGGGTAAGATTTCTAATAAAGTAACAACACTTACAAAAGAGCATAAATTTTTTACACAAAATACGGTCTGCCCTACCTGTACACAGTCGATTGATGAGGATTTCAGGATAAATAAAATTGATGACGTTCAAAATAAAGCAAAAGAGTTGCAATCTGGTTATAAAGAACTGGAGGAGGCAATTAAAAAGGAGGAAGAAAGAGAACGTCAATTCACTGTACTATCGAAGGAGATTACTTCCTTAACTTATGGCATTTCTCAAAACAATGTTAAGATCGCTGGATGTCAAAGACAAATCAGAGATCTGGAATCGGAAATTCAAAGAATTACCGATCAACTTGCAAACCGAAATATTGAGAATGAAAAATTAACTTCCTTCCAAAATGATTTAAAAACTACATACGACGAACTTATTTCTTTTAAGGACACTCTCAACTATTACGATTTTTCGTATAGATTACTAAAAGACGGTGGAGTCAAAACTAAAATCATCAAGAAGTATCTACCACTGATAAATCAGCAAGTCAATCGTTATTTGCAAATGATGGACTTTTATATTAACTTTACACTTGATGAGGAATTCAACGAAACCGTCCAGTCCCCAGTCCACGAAGATTTTTCTTATGCATCCTTCTCAGAAGGAGAGAAAATGAGAATCGACCTAGCACTCTTGTTTACTTGGAGAGAAGTAGCAAGAATGAAAAACTCGGTCAATACAAACTTATTGATTATGGACGAAGTATTTGATAGTTCACTGGATGGATTTGGAACAGATGAGTTTCTAAAAATCATCCAATATGTAATCAAAGATGCAAATATATTTGTTATTTCTCACAAACCAGGACTCGAAGATCAGTTTGATAAGGTCCTGAAGTTTGAGAAGATAAAAGGATTTTCCAGACCCACTTGAAATACTGGCACACGACCTCCCGGAAACGGGAGGTTTTTTTGTAGTATGTATTCATACGAAACGAAACGCATGACGGTCTCTCACGAAATCAAGTCACAACTAGCAAAACTCTTAGCTACTGAGGATCTTGTGGTTGAGCATCGTGCAGTGGATACGGCACAGTTTAATGTCCACACACGGGTTCTGACACTGCCTCAGTGGGAGAAGGCAAGTAATATCGTCTATGATATGCTTGTGGGTCATGAGGTAGGTCATGCCCTGTTTACACCCGATGTAGACCCTCCTAGGGGCATCCCACACTCGTTTATCAACATTGTTGAGGATGCTCGCATCGAGAAGTTGATGAAGAAGAAGTATCCTGGATTGTCCAAGACATTCTTTGGGGCATATAAGGAATTGTCTGATGAAGATTTCTTTTGCTTAGAAAATGAAGATATTTCTAAGATGAATCTTGCTGATCGAGCAAACCTTTACTATAAGATTGGTGCTCATATTGATATTCCTTTCTTTAATTTTGATGAGAGTCGTATCATCAAAATGATTGCTGATACAGAAACTTTTGATGATGTGATTCTTGTTGCGGAGGAATTGTATAAGATCTGCAAGAAATCAAAGCAAGAAGAAAAGATCGACATTCTAGTTCCAACTCAAGGTCAAGGTGGTGGTGAATCTACTGGAGACTCTGAACAGACAGATACTGATAGTGCTACTGATGAAGGTGGGTCTTCTGAGGGAGGAAGTGGGGATGAAAACATCAAGTCAAATAATGGTGGGACTAGTTTTGATGATGAACCTGAAGTTCAGACTGTAGACAATCTTGAGGAGAAACTTAAGGAACTGACTTCTGATTATTCTCAGGATACTGTTTATGTTGAGATTCCTAAGTTGAATCTTGACACTGTAATCGCGTCCAATGCTGATGTTCATAAGGAATGTGATGATAAGTTTGCTCTATATCAAGGAGATGAATATGAGAACTGTGATTCGCAGTTTAAAGTATTTAAGAAGAGTGCTCAAAAAGAAGTCAGTTACTTGGTAAAAGAATTTGAATGTAAGAAGTCTGCAGACTCTTATGCTCGTTCTTCTATTTCTCGGACGGGAGTGTTGGATTGCTCTAAACTTCATACTTATAAGTATAGTGAGGACCTTTTTAAGAAAGTAACTACAATTCCTGATGGTAAGAATCACGGATTGATTTTTATTCTTGACTGGTCTGGGTCGATGGGAAATGTTTTGCTGGATACAATCAAACAATTATATAATCTTGTTTGGTTTTGTAAGAAAACTTCTATTCCTTTTGAGGTTTATGCTTTTACTGGTGAGTGGAATCGACCTTCTTATGATTATGAAACTGGTCGTTATAATCGAGTGGAACTTGTGGATCACTATGAGAAGAAAGAGTATTTGCTTTGTGTAGAAGAGCACTTTAAGTTAATGAATGTTCTGACAAGTAAAGTAAATGCTAAGCAGTTGGAGCATCAGATGATTAATATTTGGAGGATTGCTTATAGTTACACTTATTGTGTTGAATATGGTATTCCTGACAAGGTGACTTTATCTGGAACTCCTTTGAATGAAACCTTAATTGCTTTACATTCCATTCTTCCTAAATTTCAGAAGGAGAACAAACTTCAGAAAGTTCAGACAATTATTTTGACTGATGGAGAAGCTGGACCACTTCCTTATCATAAGGAAGTTAATCGGTTTGATGATTATTATATGGGAACTAGAAGAGTTCCTTACAACTCATTTTTGCGTGACCGTAAACTGGGAACGACTTATAAATTGAGTGGTAATACTATGAGTGAATATACTGATGCCTTGTTGAAAAACTTGAGGGATAAGTTTGAGTCAGTCAACTTTATTGGTATTCGTGTGATGGCACCAAGGGATGCTACTAGTTTCATTCAACGTTACTCTGATTATGGTGAAGAACATCATGCTGAGATTATTCGTGATTGGAGTAAGAATCGGAGTTTTTGCATTAAGAACTCTGGATACCATGCTTACTTTGGTATGTCTGCCAATGCACTTTCTCAGGACACTGAGTTTACAGTGAAAGAAGATGCCACCAAAACTCAGATTAAGAGTGCTTTCATTAAGTCCTTAAGGGTTAAGAAACTCAATAAGAAAGTTCTGGGTGAGTTCATCTCTTTAGTCGCATGATAAACCGTCCACTCTGCCCCTGACTCTGCCCCACCCTGCCCTATACTTACTTCATACGCAACCAACCAAATGGCACTGACTACTGACTACATTCGCACTTCTCTTCAGGCACTTTATGGAACAGAGTTTACTGCTGGTGATATCCGTGCTTGGTGTGCTATGAATAGTGTTACTTATCAGACTGTGACTAAGAAACTCGAACAGTATAAGACTGGTCGTGGTAAGTGGAATCTTGAGGTAACCAAGGATACTGTGGAAGAACTTGAAGTGACTTACAATGCACCTGCAGCAATTTCTGCTGTGGAACAAAACCTTATCCCTCAAAAAGATGATACCTTCGTCCAGTTTGGTAACTTTACTGATATTAAAAAAATTATTAAGTCCCGTCTATTCTATCCGACGTTCATTACGGGTCTTTCTGGTAACGGTAAGACGTTCTCGATTGAGCAAGCGTGTGCTCAACTTGGTCGCGAACTTATCCGAGTAAACATTACCATTGAAACTGATGAAGATGATCTTATTGGTGGATTCCGTCTTCTCAATGGTGAAACCGTTTGGCACAATGGTCCGGTCATCGAGGCTCTGGAACGAGGTGCGATTCTTCTGCTTGACGAGATTGACCTGGCTTCCAACAAGATTCTTTGCCTTCAGTCAATCCTTGAAGGGAAGGGAGTATTCCTGAAGAAGATTGGCAAGTGGGTTTCTCCATCCAAAGGATTCAATGTATTTGCCACCGCAAATACTAAGGGTAAGGGTTCTGATGATGGACGTTTCATCGGCACTAATGTTCTGAACGAAGCATTCCTGGAACGTTTCCCCGTAACTTTTGAGCAGGCATATCCAACTCCTAAGGTTGAGCAGAGGATTCTTGAGGGTATTGCTCTGGATCTTGGTGTGGAAGATCGTGACTTCTGTAAGCGTCTGGTTGATTGGGGTGATATCATCCGTAAGACTTTCTATGATGGTGGTATTGAGGAAATTATTTCCACTCGTCGTCTGGTTCACATCATCCGTGCTTATAGCATTTTTGGTGATAAGGCAAAGGCAATTGAGGTTTGTGTGAATCGTTTTGATGATGAAACTAAGCAGGCATTTATGGAACTGTATGATAAGGTTGATGCTGACTTTGTGATGCCTGTTGACGAACAAACCATTTCTTGATATGATATGATTAACGCTTGGAGTTTACTTTACGAACACATGTTTGGACCTAATGATGAACGCAATTATGTTGAATCGAGGAGGAAGGAAATTGGGGATGTAGTTGAACGATCAAGTCATTATTATGATACTGATCGCAATCGATCTTCCGATGACACTATCAATCTAGGAAATATTTCGGAAGCAACTGAATCTGATTACAATGACTTTTGGGAAAATTCCTACACTTTCAATCTCGCAACTAATCCTGTGAAAGAAGATAAAATTGAATTTAATACTCCAGATCTTCCAGAATCACCTAAGAATGATAACGGGTTCTGGAAGTATCATGAGGATGTAGTCCTCAAAGAAGTTCGTGAATATCTTGGTGGGACATATCGTTCTCACTATGCATCTTCCGAATCAAAAACTCAGACACTTGATCTGATTGAAGGTATTGGTGATGCAGAACCATTCTGTCGATCCAATGCTATCAAGTACCTCTCTCGTTTTGGTAAGAAGAATGGAAAGTCCAAACAGGATATTCTAAAAGCAATTCATTATTGTATTCTTCTCTATCATTTCTCTGGCCTTTGTAATGAAAATACGACCCCATATGAAACTTTCTGATTCTACTCTTTCTCTGCTTAAAAACTTCTCTTCAATCAACCAGTCACTTCTGTTCAAGGAAGGTAATAAACTTCGCACTATGTCAGTGATGAAGACTATTCTTGTAGAAGCAACTATTGGTGAAGATTTTCCAAAAGACTTTGGTATCTATGATTTGAATCAGTTTCTGAACGGTCTTGGTCTTCATCAAAGTCCTCAACTTGACTTTAGTAATGATGGATATGTAGTTATCCGTGATGGTAAGATGAAGTCTAAGTATTTCTTTGCTGATAAGACAGTTATCACAACTCCTCCAGATAAAGCAATCACTCTTCCAACAGAGGATGTTTCTTTTGATTTGAGTTCTGAGCAACTTGATCGACTTCTGAAAGCTGCTGCAGTATACCAACTTCCTGATATTTCTGTAGTTGGTGAAGCAGGTGTTATTCGACTTCTTGTTCGTGATAAGAAAAATGAAACATCAAATGATTTTTCTATTACTGTTGGTGAAACTGACAATGAGTTTTGCTTTAATTTCAAGGTAGAGAATATTAAACTCATTCCAGGAACTTATGAAGTTGTGATCTCACAAAAACTTCTTTCTCGATTTAGTTCTAAAAATCATGATCTCACATATTATATCGCACTGGAGCCAGACTCGACTTTCGGTTGATGTAGTTATGAGGATACTAGGCAGTGCTCTTGTGATCATTGCTTATTTTATTGTCCTTCATGTCAATGTAATGGTCGGAGTAGCAACTCACTTCGTTGCTGATCTTATTTCAATTCCTTACTTTATTCGTACAAAGTCTTGGGATGTGGTTATAATGTTATCGTTCCTACTGATAATCTCATTATCAAAATTGTTATGAACATCTTTGTCACAAGTGAAAGTCCATGGGAGTCTGCCAGGGTTCTCCCCGACAAACACATCGTTAAGATGCCCTTAGAGACCTGTCAAATGCTTGCTATTGTTGCTTCTGATAAATGGGGTCATGGATTTGGTGAACTGCCTAAAATCGACGGCAAACCATATAAGACTGATAAGGGAGCATTTCGCAATCATCCATGCACTGTATGGGCAGGTGAATTTGTTATGAACTGGAGGTGGTTAATTCAGCACGGATTGGCTCTATGTGAAGAGTATACAAATCGTTATGGGAAGATTCATTCATGTTTGCGTACTCTTGCTTATGCCAATCAAATTTTTCCCACAGCAGATCCTCAGGGACGTAGTGGAAAAGAACCAACACCTTTTGTGAGGGCTATGCCTGATGAATATAAACTTGACACAAGCATTGACACTTTTACTGCTTACAAGATGTACATTAGCAGCAAACCTTGGGTTGCATCTAATTATCTTCGTTTGCCGCATAGGAGGCCAGAATGGGTATGAATTACATTCCGAAAGTGAATGATTATGTTAAATGGAAAACTATTGAGGGGTGGGTCTATTTTAAATCAGATGAATATGTTACAATAGAGATTGATGTTCGGCATAAAAATTCCGAACAACTTTTACACGGCACATCTCATAAAAAGGATCATGTATTGGTAGTTTGTAAATCTTGGAATTGGGGTGAATTAATTTATGTCAAATCTAGAAGGTCAAAAATGGACATTGAAAGTTGACGATGAGGGTTTTATGCCCATTCCGGAAGATGTTCTAAATGAACTTGGATGGAGTGAAGATGATGTGTTAGAATGGATTGAAAATGATGATGGTTCTTTTACCTTGAAGAAATGTGATTAGTATTATTGATGACTTCCTTCAAAAAAGTGAATTGCACTTTTTACAAAAAAATATTAAAGAAAGTTATTATATGAGGTGGTATGATCTAAATGATGATCATCTCTTCAAAGACATATGTTTGTACATGTGTTTTTATGCGAAGAGACACTTCAAAATAGTAGATGATATTGTTGGTTATGAAAACTGGTGTCATTGCAACCCTCAAGAAGTGAAGTGGCATAATGACAAAGATGAAGAACTTCTTAGACAAACGGGAAATCTGTCTTTTCCTTTATGTTCAATTGTTTATTACTTTAATGTTGACGACGACTTGATTGGAGGAGATCTTTATTTTGATAATGAAGTAAATGTTAAACCAAGAAACAATAGATTAGTTTTATTTGGTCCTAGTTTATTTCATGGTGTGAATAAACATAAAGGAAGTAGATCATCATTTCTTGTTAATCCGTGGAAGAGTAAACCTTTGGGACATTGATTATGAGTAATGAAAAAATAAAAGTATTTGATAATGCATTAAATCCTTTTGATTATTTGAAGATTAGGGATGTGATGATGAGTCCTGATTTTCCTTGGTTTTTTCGCAACACAGTTGTTCATACAAATGACCAGGAAATTGGGGATACTGAAATATATCAATTTGTCCATTTATTTTATAATGGCGGAATTTCTAGCCACCACTTTGATATACTTAATCCAATTCTTGATATATTAAATGCACAGACGGTTCTAAAAATTAAAGCAAATCTACTTACTTGTGCTAAAGAACCTGAGTTCTTTGCAATGCACCAGGACTATAGGTATCCCACTGCAAAGTCTGCAATTTTTTATATCAATACAAATGATGGTGTAACTAAATTTGAAACTGGTGAAGAAATTGCTAGTGTTGCAAATAGATTAGTTGTGTTTGATAATAATTTATATCATACTGGAATCAGGCCCACTGATAAGGTATCTAGAGTTTTGATTAACTTTAATTATTTTAACTATCTTTGAGGAAAGTGAATGAGTCGTGATGAATTTCTTTGGGTTGAAAAGTATCGACCCAAAACAATTGAAGAATGTATCCTTCCTGAGAATATTAAGAAGACATTTAAAGATTTCTTAGAGAAGGGTGAGGTTCCCAATTTATTACTTGCGGGACCTGCTGGATGTGGTAAGACCACTGTCGCAAAAGCATTATGTCATGAACTAGGAGTAGATTATTATGTCATCAACGGATCCGATGAGGGACGTTTCCTCGATACTGTCCGAAACAATGCGAAAAACTTTGCTTCGACCGTCTCGATTACTTCAGATGCAAAACACAAAGTCATCATTATTGATGAGGCAGATAACACAACCAACGATGTACAACTCCTCTTACGGGCGTTTACTGAGGAGTTTAGTGGTAACTGCAGATTTGTCTTCACCTGTAATTACAAAAACAAAATTATCGAACCTCTCCACTCCCGATGTTCGGTGGTCGAATTTGGAATTGGAGGAAAACAAAAACTCCAGTTACAAGCAAACTTCTTCGAGCGTATCCGGACTATACTTAAGACAGAAAGGGTTGAATATGATCCGAAGGTTGTTGTCGAACTTGTAAAGAAACATTTTCCTGATTGGAGACGTGTTCTTAATGAATGCCAGAGATATTCTGCTGGTGGTAAAATTGATTCTGGTATTCTTGCTACTTTTAGTGATGTAAAAGTAAATGACTTGGTTGAGAAACTTAAAGAGAAAAATTTTCCGAAAGTACGACAGTGGGTTGTTGATAACCTGGACAACGATACTTCTATACTTTTGCGTCGTATTTATGATGCTTGCTATGAGTCCTTGGTCCCTGGGTCTATTCCTGCTGCTGTCCTTATTCTTGCTAAGTATCAGTACCAAGTAGCATTTGTAGTGGATCAAGAAATAAATATGCTTGCTTGTTTAACTGAAATAATGGTGGAGTGTGAATTCAAATGAAAAAGACTGAATACTTTGCTCTGGATCTTGAGAAGTTCAAAGAAAATCCAGAAGAAAATATGCTTCTAATACTTGAAGCACTTGATTTGTCTTTCTCAGAAAAGGCAGTTAATTTTGGTAAACTCCAACCTTTGTTGGACATGTCAACCCCTTTAACTTTTGATAATGGAGTGTGAATTTAAATGAATGTAAAAGTATTACGTATGAATACAGGTGAAGAGATTATCTTTACTTTAGTTAATGAGGATGAAACTTCTATTGAAGTTCAAAATCCTCTCGTTGCTCTTCCCAACACACAGGGACAGGTTGGTTTTGCTCCTTGGTCTACCCTCGCAAAGGAAAATGAAACTATTAAGATCTCTAAGGATTACGTTGTATATGTAATTGATACTAGAGATGAGATTGTAGAAAATTATGAGAAGATTTTTTCTCCAATCCAAAAACCCAGCAAGAAACTAATTCTCTGATTTTTACTTTATTATGAAAGCATTGAAAACACCCCTTCGATATCCTGGGGGTAAGTCCAAAGCAATTAAGACTCTTTCGCAGTGGTATCCAAAAGTTATTACTGAATATCGTGAACCATTTATTGGTGGTGGTTCGATTGCTCTTGATATTACCAAGGCAAACCCCGACGTACCTGTGTGGGTAAATGACCTGTACGTGCCCTTGTACAACTTCTGGGTTCAACTGCGTAATCGTGGTCAAGACCTCTCTGAGGGGGTCAGAGAGCAGAAAGAGAAGATGCTAGAACAGGGCACTCAGGATGAGAAGGACAAGTTTGCTAAGAACTTGTTTAATCAATATGCTTCTGAGATCGATACTTATGATAATTTTCAGAAAGCAGTTGCTTTCTTTATTATGAATAAGTGTAGTTATTCTGGATTGACTGAGAACAGCACTTTCTCAAGAACTGCTGCTAACTCTAACTTCTCTCTAGTTGGTGCTGATAAACTTGCTAAGTTTTCGGAACTGATTAAGAACTGGAAAATCACCAATATTGATTATTCTGAAGTTATGAATGCTGAAGGTCCTGAGAATACTTTTGTATTTGTTGATCCTCCTTATGATATTAAGGACTTTTTGTATGGTAAGAATCGTGAGATGCATAAGTCATTTGACCATGATGAATTCGCACAGAATGTCTATAAGTGTCCTCATAACTTTATGATTACTTACAACGTGAATGAAAGACTAGAAGAACTTTATAAAGATTATCACCTTGAGTATTGGAAACTGCGGTATTCTATGGTTCATCGTGGTGATAAGAATACACAGGATAATGTAAAAACTGAACTTCTAGTTACTAATTATTCACTAACACCACCTACACCCATAGAAGAATGTTATGAGTTATCTAGGACCTAAGCTAATTCAACACAGTATTCAGAAGTGTCCTAATACTGGACGTAAGATAGAAATTATTTGTTGGTCTAATCCAAAAAATTGGACCGAAGAAGAATCAAAGATATGTCGAGATTATTATTTGCTTCAATCTAAAAAACTTGGAGTTAGTATAGATAGATATATGAAAGAATTTCAAATTTGATTGTAAACTATTTTATTATTGTTGGGGTGATTAGACATTGGAATTGAAAGATTGGTTAAATTCGATTAACTTTACAAAGGAAGATCTTTCCGAACATATTAAATCTTATCCACCTTATATTATTAATAGGTGTCTTTCTGGGCATTTGGATTGTGTGATGTATGCAAACGAAATGAATAAGTATCCGGGTCTTGACAAGGATATGCAATATTCATTTTATATAAATACTTTGAGAAAAAAGAAGAGATTCTCTCCTTGGATCAAAAAAGATAAGATTGAAAATCTTGAAAGTGTCAAGCAGTACTATGGTTATAGTAATGAGAAAGCACAACAAGCATTAAAGATTTTGTCAAATGAACAGATAAACTTTATTAAGAAAAAACTTGACACTGGTGGAACGAAATGAGCAACATTACTGAAGCAAAGGTAGAATGGACTCCTAATATGATGATCGAAATCCTTCTGGGTGAACCAGATGATTTCTTAAAAGTAAGAGAAACACTTACAAGGATTGGAGTAGCATCAAGGAAGGAGAAGAAACTCTATCAGAGTGCTCACATTCTCCACAAGCAAGGAAAGTATTATATTACTCATTTCAAGGAACTATTTGCTCTTGATGGTAAGTATGCAAACCTTACCGTCAACGATGTTCAGAGACGTAATCGTATTATCAAACTCCTATCTGATTGGGGACTTGTTACGGTCGTAAATCCAGATATGGTTTCTGATATTGCACCACTCAACCAGATCAAAGTTATTGCTTATAAAGAGAAAGGGGAATGGACCCTGGAGCAGAAATACTCCATAGGGAAGAAAAAGGTCCAGGAAACCGAATAAAAAATTACGGGGTTCACTACCCCGTTTTTTTGTATCTATGCTACTATATACCTATGGATGCCGAAAGGGTCCACACAATCAAATCTCGCTTTAAAAGGAGAAGTAAAGATGAACAACCTTACAAGGTACAACGCTGCCAATTTGGATCAATTGCTGGACCGAATTAATCGCAATAGTATTGGAATGGAAGATTATTTTGATCGTTTGTTTACAATTCATGAAACGACGACTAAATATCCTCCGTACAACTTAGTTCAACTTAGCAATGTCGAATCTAGATTGGAACTTGCCCTTGCTGGATTCAAGAAAGCAGAAGTATTCGTCTACACGCAAGATGGTAAACTCTTTGTCGAAGGCCAGAAGGAGGATAAAGAAACAGAAACTAACTATGTCCACAAGGGTGTGGCTCAACGGAGTTTTACACGTTCCTGGACACTCAGTGAGGACACGGAAGTTAGATCAGTTGATTTTGAGGATGGGCTTTTGAGTATTGTTCTTGGTAAGATTGTGCCAGAAGCACACAAGAGAAAGGATTATCTTTAAGCCAAGACACTTGTCGTTGGACCGATAGTGTAGTATAATCAATCTGATAAAACATTTTATGCAAATGAAAAATTTTATTCTTGCTGGACTGTTGATGGGTGCTGCTCATGGACTTACTATTCCTGTTCAGGCACACCCAAGATCTCATATGTATAGTTCAAAGTATTCTTATCCTAAACCAAATGTGATGGTTCGTAAGAACTGGAAAAAGTGTAAGAAGATTCGATATGAAACTAAGTATGATCGTTGGGGTTGGTACACAGAACGTAAAGTTCTTCCACTTAAGGCATGTTATGGTCCCCGCAATGAACCTGATGTTGATGTGAAGGTAATTATCAAATAAATATAATTGAATATCGTCGCCGCAGGGAGCACCTGGCAAAAACCAGGTTGACTCCCTATTTTTTTGTTGATAGAATGATGGGAGGTAAACTTAGGTTATGACTGTAAAATTGATTCGACTAAAGTCTGGAGAAGATGTAATTGCAGACGTTAGTGAAATGTATAGAGATGAAACAAGTCTGATTGGATATCTATTCAAGAGACCTTGTGTGGCATATCTACATGCCCTATGTGAGGATGTAGATGGCAAGACTGGACATAAAATTGAATTGACTTCGTGGATGCCACTCTCTAAAGATGATCAAATCCCTGTTCCTTTGGATTGGGTTGTCACAATGACAGATCCAGTTGATAAACTTATGGAAATGTATCAAAAAGATGTTGTAAACTATGAAAATGATGATTAAAATATTACTTCTAACTAATAATATTATACTTATCAGTCAAATTGAAGAGGTTGGTGCTGATATTGGAGAACCTGATTGTAAGTTGATTGAACCATTTATAATTAAGGACACTGGTGAATTTATTCCTTGGTGCATAGATTTCACTACTCAGAATACTTTTATGATTAATTCTGATAAAATCTTAACTTTGGTTGATCCAAATTCTAAACTTCTAGAAAAATACGAAACACTTATTAAGTAAAATGGCACTTTCTAAAACAGTTGAAGATTCTTTAAAGGAAGCAGAATCAAATCTTCGTAATGCACTTGCTTTTGCTGCAAGACAAGAACGTCCAATGGTCTGTTCTACGATTGCTGATCTTATCAGTCGTATTGAAGGGTTGCAGAATACTGATTCAATTTTAGATAAACTTGAAAAAAGAAAACCTGGAGATGGTGGATTGTTTGATGGATTTTTTGAAACAGGAGATTGAACAAAATTGAGATTCTATACTAATGTCCAATTGATAGGAGACAAGTTTCTTGTCCGTGCTTATGAAAACGGCCAGAAACTAATGTTTAAGGAAGAATATTCCCCGACACTTTTTGTTAAGAGTAATGTGAAAACTGAATATAAGACATTAGAAGGAGAATATGTTGAACCAATTCAACCTGGTTCTGTTCGTGAATGTAGAGACTTCATCAAGAAATATGATGAAATAGAAAACTTTAAGGTTTATGGAAATGAGAGATATATCTTTCAGTATATTTCTGATAAGTATCCGGAGAATGAAATCAAGTTTGATATTTCAAAGATTGATCTAATCACTTTGGATATTGAGGTTGGATCGGAGAATGGATTTCCAGATCCCAAGAGTTGTGATCAGGAGATTCTTTTGATTACAATTCAGGACTACACTACGAAAAAAATTAAGACTTGGGGTGTAAGAGACTTTGTAAATAAGCAAGACAATGTTGAGTATATTCTTTGTGATGGTGAGCACGACTTGTTAAGTCGGTTCCTATATTACTGGGAAAATAATACACCAGAAGTCATCACTGGATGGAACGTTATGTATTATGATATTCCATATATCTGCGGAAGACTTGAGAAAGTTCTTGGTGAAAGGAAGATGAGAAACTTTTCACCATGGCATTTGGTCAAAGAAAAGGAAGCGTGGGTTAATAATAGACAGCAGATTTACTATGAAGTTGGTGGTATAACGCAACTTGACTATCTTACTCTTTACAAGAAGTTTACATATTCTGCTCAAGAATCTTATCGACTTGATCATATTGCGAATGTAGAACTGGGGCAGAAAAAACTTGATCACTCTGAGTTTGATACTTTTAAGGACTTCTATACAAATGGGTGGCAGAAGTTTGTAGAATATAACATCATTGACGTGGAACTTGTTGACCGTTTAGAAGATAAGATGAAGTTGATTGAACTTGCTTTGACGATGGCATTTGAAGCAAAGGTCAACTTTGAGGATGTGTTTTATCAAGTTCGTATGTGGGATAATATTATCTACAACTATCTAAAGAAACGTAATGTTGTTATTCCACCAAAGGATAGGTCTGATAAGAACGAGAAGTATGCTGGTGCTTATGTAAAGGAACCTATTCCTGGTGTGTATGATTGGATTGTGAACTTTGACTTAAATTCACTGTATCCACATTTGATTATGCAATCGAATATAAGTCCTGAAACTCTTCTGGATGAGAGATGTCCAAACATTAACGTTGAGAAAGTTCTTAATCAGCAAGTAACATTTGAGATGTATAAGGATTATGCTGTATGTCCTAATGGTGCAATGTATCGTAAGGATGTTCGTGGTATTCTTCCTGAACTAATGGAGAAGATGTATGGAGACCGAGTTATCTTCAAAAAGAAAATGCTTGCAGCAAAGCAGCAGTATGAGAAGACGCCTACTGTGGCACTTAAAAAGGAGATCGCTAGATGTAACAACATTCAAATGGCGAAGAAGATTGCTCTTAACTCTGCTTATGGTGCTATTGGTAACCAATATTTCAGATATTATAAACTAGCAAATGCTGAAGCAATCACTCTATCAGGGCAAGTTGCAATCCGTTGGATTGAAGGCAAGTTAAATCAATACATGAATAAGATTCTAAAGACTGCTGATGTTGATTATGTGATTGCTTCTGATACTGATTCCATCTACCTTCATATGGGTCCACTTGTTGATATCATTTATAAGGATAAGGAACGGGATACTGAGAGCATCGTTAACTTCTTGGATAAGGTTGCTAAGACACAACTAGAAAAATATATTGATAAGTCATATCAAGAACTTGCTGATTATCTGAACTCTTATCAACAGAAGATGCAGATGAAACGTGAGAATATTGCTGACCGTGCTATCTGGACAGCAAAGAAAAGATACATTATGAATGTATGGGATAGTGAAGGTGTTCGATATGCCGAACCCAAACTCAAGATCATGGGTATTGAGGCAGTCAAATCTTCTACACCAGCACCTTGTCGTCAAATGATTAAGGATGCTCTTAAGTTGATGATGAATGGAACCGAAGAAGATGTTATCAATTTTATTGATAAGTGTCGTATGGAATTCCAAAAACTTCCTCCCGAAGATATCTCTTTTCCAAGAACTGTATCTGATGTAATGAAGTATAAGTCTCATTCGAACATTTATGTTAAAGGAACACCAATTCATGCCCGTGGAGCACTTCTGTTTAATCATTATATAAAGGAACGTGGATTGACTAATAAATATTCTTTGATTCAAAACGGAGAAAAAGTTAAGTTCTGTTATCTGAAGAAACCAAATCCTTTTCATGAAAATGTAATATCTTTCATTCAGGATTTTCCTAAAGAACTCGGTATTCTCCAGTACGTTGATTATGATATTCAGTTTGAGAAGGGGTTTTTAGAACCTGTAAAAACTATTTTGAATGCTGTTGGATGGGAGTCGGAGAAGAAGACGACACTTGATTCTTTTTTTATTTGATGCTATTGTATTAACAAATCGGAGGACTCATGCACGATCAGTATGTGATTGACGACGGAGAAACAAAAAGGGACAAATGGAATAGAGGATTAGACCTCTTCATTGAGTCTGTTTTAAAACCAGATCCAAAGCTGCGTCAGTGTGCTCATAACCAAAAATGCTATCATGAACTTATGGATGTTCGTGGTGATATTTTAGAATACTTAAAAACAAAAAGGTGGGATTGATGGATTTTTTGAAAGATATTGTCAAAGAAATCGGAGATGACTATACCAAACTTGCAGCAGACATCGACGAAACTGAAACATATGTTGACACGGGTTCTTACATTTTTAATGGACTTGTGTCAGGCTCTATATTTGGTGGTGTATCTGGGAATAAGATTACTGCCATTGCTGGTGAGTCTAGTACTGGAAAAACTTTTTTCTCTCTTGCTGTCGTCAAGAACTTCCTTGATAGTAACCCTGATGGTATGTGTCTATATTTTGACAGTGAAGCTGCTGTTAATAAATCTCTACTCGCAAGTCGTGGGGTAAATCTAAATAGAACTGTGGTAGTTAATGTTGTTACTGTCGAAGATTTTCGTAGTAAGGCACTGAAGGCTGTAGACATATACTTAAAAAAACCCGAAGAAGAACGTAAACCGTTGATGTTTGTGTTAGACTCTCTGGGTATGCTCTCTACAGAGAAAGAAATTACTGATGCACTGAATGATAAACAAGTTCGGGACATGACAAAATCCCAACTTATTAAAGGTGCTTTCAGGATGCTTACTCTTAAGTTGGGTCAAGCAAACATTCCAATGATTGTAACCAATCATACCTATGATGTTATCGGTTCTTATGTTCCTACAAAAGAGATGGGTGGTGGTAGCGGTCTTAAGTATGCTGCCTCTACGATCATTTATCTTAGCAAGAAAAAGGAAAAGGATGGAACAGAAATCGTTGGAAATGTTATCAAAGCAAAGACTGCTAAGTCGCGTCTAAGTAAAGAGAATAAGGATGTGGAGATACGTTTATTTTACGATGATCGTGGTCTTGATCGATATTATGGTCTTCTTGAACTCGGTGAGATTGGTGGACTTTGGAAGAATGTAGCAGGTCGTTATGAAATGAATGGAAAGAAAATTTATGCTAAGGAAATTCTAAAGAATCCGGAAAAATATTTTACCGAAGATGTGATGAAAAAATTGGACGAAATTGCAAAACAGGAATTTTCTTACGGAAACCGTAGTTGATGGATAATGTAGAACTTTTGATTCTTAAGAACTTACTTCATGATGAAATCTACACAAGAAAAGTACTACCGTTTATAAAACCTGAATATTTTGAGGATTATAATCAAAAATCCGTCTTTGAAGAGATTGAGAAGTTTGTGACCAAATATAATGAACTTCCTACAAAAGAAGTTTTAAATATTGAAATTGAAAACCGAACAGACACTAATGAATCTTCTTTTAAGGAAATGATTCAGTTAGTTGATGTGCTTGATGAAGCACCAAATGATATAGATTGGTTAGTTGATACTACAGAGAAGTGGTGTCGTGATCGTGCTATATACTTGGCACTTATGGAATCTATTCAACTTGTGGATGGCAATGGAGAGAAGACTCGCGATGCTATCCCTAGTATATTGCAGGATGCACTTTCTGTAAGTTTTGATAATCATATTGGACATGATTATCTACAAGATTATGAAGAAAGGTACGAATCTTATCACCGCAAGGAGGACAAAATTGAATTTGATCTTGAATACTTTAACAAAATCACGAAAGGTGGTTTACCTAACAAAACTCTTAATATCGCGCTTGCTGGTACAGGTGTCGGCAAATCTTTATTCATGTGCCACGTCGCTAGCTCCGTGTTGCTCCAGGGGAGGAACGTTCTCTATATTACAATGGAGATGGCAGAAGAAAAGATTGCTGAACGAATTGATGCCAATCTCCTTAATGTCCCAATCCAAGACATAACAGAATTGCCAAAATCATCTTTTGAAAATAAAGTAGTTAATCTATCTAAAAAAACACAAGGATCACTTATAATTAAAGAGTACCCTACAGCATCAGCACATAGTGGACACTTTAAGGCACTTCTTAATGAACTTGCAATTAAGAAGTCATTTAGACCTGATATTATTTTCATTGATTACCTTAATATATGTGCTTCCTCTAGGTATCGCGGAAACAGCTCTGTCAATTCATATTCATATATTAAAGCAATTGCTGAAGAGCTTAGAGGTTTGGCTGTTGAAGCAAACGTCCCTATCGTTTCTGCCACGCAGACCACTCGTTCAGGTTTTGGTAGCAGCGATGTTGAGCTCACTGATACTAGTGAGTCCTTTGGTTTGCCTGCTACTGCTGATCTTATGTTTGCCCTTATTAAAACTGATGAGTTGGAACAACTCGGACAAATTATGGTGAAGCAATTAAAGAAC